TCTATACAAGATATGCATTAAGAACCTCAGACCTGTACTGTTTTGGCACGTCCGCACCATAAAATATTTCCTGGACCTCCTCTGTGCTCTGGCAACCGGCAATCCACATGTTAAGAGCATTACAGTACGTGGTATGATAGGACACATGCCACATGGCCGCCTGTATGATAGCCTGCATGTCTACTGCCGTGTAATACCGACATGACTGCCCATCGGCGTGGTACTCCAACTGTGCTGCACCGACACTTATCTGACTCAACTTGCCAAATAAATTCAGCTGGTCGTGCTCCGTCAGGCTGTAATGTTCTGTGGTCCCATCAGACAGTGTGACATTAATTCCGGCATAGATAATCTGCTCACAGGCTGCGGATACTTCGGCCTTCTTACCGGCGCGCACTTCTTCCAGCGTGGGGACGAAAGGTTCTGGTGGTTCCGCTGGCTCTGGAGGGGCCGGAGGTGTGTAAACACTGCCGTCATTGGACAGCTCCACCGTTTGTCCATCCTGCTTGTACACCGTCTCGTATCCAGTCAGGGTGGTTGCCTTCGTGCCATCCTCGGTGTAGATGGTGATATCTCCCCAGGCAATTGGGATGGAGCCAGCAAATACAACCTGCATGACATGGGACGACATGGGACGAATACTTTTAATCTCGTACAGCATGTCGGATTCTCCGATTTTAATTTTTTCCATGGCTTTTACCTCTCTTTTTTGTATTTTTATGTATTATAAAAGGCCCTCAAGGGGCCTGAATTTTCGTAGTTGCTGTGTGTTATACCAAGATAGATAAAAAAGCAACCATACTTCGTGAGCAGACTGATATGGGCGGAAAATACGATAGTAATACCGTTAGTGTAAAATGGGGTACGGACTCTTACGGAAATTACTATATTTATATACTGGTAGATGGTACCGCGGTCTGTGCGCTTCCAGGTTGGACAAGACTGGATTAGTGAGAATAATCATTTTACTGTAAAATATGCCAATCCAAAGCGTAGACAGTATGCGTATCTGATGTAACGAATTTCAATCGACCATCTGTATCCAGATATAATGCTCCTCCGTTGGATCCAGAATTATGGAATCCGTAACCAGCGCGGGTAGAATTATTTTCTTTCCACGGAGCTTCAGACACAAATTGCATGTTTAGATAAGCCCTATCATCTATGCCTGCATAAGTGATAACATACTGTTGACCAGTATATACGTTTTTTCCATACCCGGCCTTACTTGATAAATTGGTATTGAGCACAGTATAAAGGTCCATCAATACCTTGCCCTGGGCAGCAGACAGTGGCAATCTGGCATTATCTGTCACACAGTTGTTGACTATGCTGCCAATCAAGCAGACACCGGTCATCCAGTTCTTTGTGTCCACAAAGAATTTCTTAACTTTCCCTAAAAATTCCCTGGGTTTCTCCCCAGCCTCCGGAATCGGAAAATCTGTAGTAATGGAATCCAAGGTTTTCATCATCATCTCGGATATATCTCCACCCGCTGAATCTGACTTCTTCTTCAGTGCCGCATCTATCAAATCTGCATTATCATTGAAATCCTGTATATCAACTTGGTCTGTCCCTTCCGGTTTCTTCAATTTATAATTCGGTGTTAACTGCATATTCTATGCCTCCTTTAATGTCCTTGCGTCGTCCCAGGTCATATTCCCAAGACGGTTCCATGTGTATGGTTTTAGTTCGTTCCATATGGTATACCGGTACTCAAAACGATAAGCCAGATGCGCAGGCTTGATGTCCTCCAGCATGGAAACAAATGCCTGCATGTTCCTGGGGATTCCTTTGATTCCTATGAATTGGATAATAAATAGGTGGTTCGGATTATCCTCAATCACCTTTACCTCACCACCAGAAAAGGACTCAGCCGTATCTTCTATCATCTTCCTGGTAGTGGTTCCTTGCCCCCGTAGTTTGGCCATCAGTATTTCCCTGCGCTGTTCATAGGTCAGGGACATGTTCGTGACCACTCCAAGCATCTGCTCCCACCTGGACAATCCCCATGTGGCCGTCACGATATAGCACTGGTCAATCAGGTCGACCAGGTCATGCTGCAGTTGCCCTACCTCATACCCCTGTGTCCGGTATATCTCCGCCATCTCCCGGAGCTCTGCCAGGAAGGGCGGGGTATACTTCGCCAGGTCCACAAAATATTTCTTTGGGACAATAGTGCTTGAGCCTTCCTGGGCGTACTGGCCACGGCCATATAATGTCTTTCCATACATACCTTATACCCCCTTCAGGTCATTCCATGTGACGGCCCCCTTTTTCAGGTATGTGCCGTCATGGTTATGTGATTTAGCCGCCGCATCCGTGATACCGTATTCGGATAAGGTGGTCGGATTTGAACCTTTTGTCACATGACCTTGTGCATTGACCGTGACACTCTGATATGTTCCGGCTGCCACCCCGCTATTCGGATGAGTATAAGCACTTGGCGGAGCTGCCCATGTTCCATCCCCTCGCAGAAATTGGCCCTGTTTTCCTGCTACCGGCGCCGGTACAAGTCCTCGCGTACCAGCTGTGGAGGCCGTTGCCCCCTTCACATCACTGTAGGTTGTGTTATTGTCCACTCCCCAGGTCGCAGTTCCATCGGCGCTCCATCTCAGTATCTGCCCACTGGTCCCGCCAGAAGGGATATGCTTATTCCCTGCCGTAGTGGGATGCACATATTTGTTTGCGCCCTCTGCAACCCCTGCAATTTTATCAAGCATAGTTTGAGTAATCTTATCCAGCACTGTTTTATTTGCATGCGTGTGGTTCTGGCTGGTATCCACATCCGTAGCTGTAAGATAGCCTGAGTCGTTAGTAAACTGGGACAGCTTTGTGGGCATATCCGTTATTTGGCTTTTGGTATGAGTATGCGCTGCCGGAGGAAAGGTGGTTGGCTTGCTCCCTATCTCCGTCCAGTTATATGCAGGCTTCGCAGATGCCTTTGCCCAGGCTGGCACATCCGATGCAGGCATGGACGTCGGCTTGTTTTTGATATAGGCATCGGAGCCGGTATCCGTCACATTCCAGTCTGACTGTACGTTGACTTCAGCCCCTAATGCAATCCCTGCAAGTTTATCCAGCATGGCCTGGGTCAGCTTGTCAATCACGCCCTTATTGCTGTGGGTATGTTTTTTGGTATCGGCATCGTTCCAGTTCGCCCGTTCCGTTGCCGTGATATGCTGGACCGTATCAGCTTTATGGGTGATGAAATCGGCTATGGCCTTTGCAATCTTCCCCATGGCTACGCCCAGTTTCTCTCCGCTGGTAAGATTGGTCATTGTGGTCGCCTGCGTAAAGGTCGGCACCTGGTCATTGGTCGCCACATTGGGCACGCTCCCCAGTCCTACCTGGGCTTTCGTCACCCCATGGGGATTGCTTTTATTACTAATGTGTGTATAAGCCGCGGTCCAATTGACCAGCAGGGTTTCCGTAAGTTTGTCCAGGGTGGATTTGTTGCTATGGGTATGGCGCTTACTGTACGCATCATCATATCTGGCCTTATCCTCCTTACTGAGCAGCCCATCCACACCCTGGGTTGCCTTAGGGATTGCGTTGGCAGATATAGCAATCCAGGCCGTACCGCTCCACCGGTATGTATAGTCCGTATCCTTGACATTTACGGTCCACCCGTCATCCGGATGGGAATAGGCGGTAAACAGGTCCGCATAGGTATCAACCGCCTCTTTCCAGTCAATGGCAGTCTCCAACGCGGAAAACTTATTGTCCACCTCATTGCGTGTGTACTTGTCATCCCAATTGGGCTTATTGGCATTGATGGTGGCGCAGATGCCGTCCTCCGCGGCCGTGGCCCTGTCCACCTCAGCGGCCAGATTATCCGTAAGGGTTGTCTCCGCACCTTTGGCTCGCTGCGTTTCCGTGGCAAGGTCATCCCTTAAGACCTGCTCTGCCCCCTGCGCCCTCCCGGACTCGGCATCAGTTCTGTCATTCAGGCGAGATTCTTCCTGTATGGCACGGTTGGTTTCCGCCCGCAGACCATCCTTCAATACACCCTCGGCGGCCTGTGCACGCTCTTCTTCTGCATTCAGCGCTTCCTGGGTCTCGACAATGGCTTCCTGTACCCGGTTGATGTCGCCCCCTTCAACGGTATCTCCATCAGTCTCATAGCTGATGTAGACCACCGGCACATCCGCATACACCCGGACAATCCGTTTCCACGGCGCCAAGCTGGGGGTGGAAAGGGTATAGGACTCCAGACGGTTCCCGGTAAGCTTTGGACCGGTAAAAACAGCGAATGTGGCCTCATTGATGTTGTCGTGCTGCAATTCCGCCTCATAGACGCCATTGATAAGATGGATTTCCTCCTCCA